GAAGGCGTGCAGATCGTCGGCGACGCCCTGCGCTGGCAGGTAGTGGCGAACGACGGCGTGGCGCTGTCGTAGCCCCAGGCCGCACCAGCTGCCCCTGCAGTAGCCCCGCACCAACCCCCGCCTGACAACCCCTGCAGCACCCCACCACAGCGCAGCCTGTGCCCGTTGGAGTAGACTGGCCCCACCATGGTGATCCGCGAGCTGGCCGCCAAGCTGGGCCTTGAAGTCGACTGGAACAGCTACGCCAAGGGCGCGGCAGCCGTCGAGGGCGTCAAGGCGGGCCTGGGGCTGCTCGTCGAGTGGGCCGAAAAGGCCGTCGACGCGCTCCGGGACAACGTCAAGGAAGCCCTCGAGTACGGCGACGCCACCCGCAAGGCCAGCCAGGCGATCGGCGTCAACAGCGAAGCCCTGCAGGAACTGCAATACGCGGCGGGCCTGGCCGACCTCAGCACGCAGGAACTGAACGCTGGCATTGCGATCCTGACGCGCACCATGCGCGCCGCCCGTGGTGGTGCCGAGGAGCAGGCCAAGGCGTTCCGCAAGATCGGCGTGTCCATCACCGACAGCAAGGGCAAGCTGCGCGACGCCGACGCGGTGCTGGGCGACATTGCGGCCCGCTTCGGCGACATGGAGGACGGCGCCGAAAAGACCGCCTTGTCCATGCAGCTGTTCGGGCGCAGCGGCTCGCGCATGATCCCGCTGCTCGACGCAGGCGCCGAGGGCTTGGCCGACATGCGGCGCGAGGCCCGCGAGCTGGGCCTTGTGATGGGCAGCGACGCGCAGAAGGGCAGCGAGGAGATCAACGACAACCTGCGCCGGCTGTCGCTGATCGCGACCGGCCTGTGGCGCGGCGCCATCGCACCGCTGGTGCCCGCCCTGGGCGAGCTGGTGCAACAGTTCCTCGAGTGGCGGAAGGCCAACGCGGCGGTCCTGCGCCAGCGCATCACCGCCAGCCTGGGGCTGCTGCTGCGCGTGGTGAAGGCGCTCACGCAGGCGTTCCTGTTCGTCACGTCGGTGATGGCCGACTTGTCTACGCACACCACCACGCTGGCGGTGGTGGTGGGGGTGCTGACGGTGGCCTTTGTGGCCATGCATGCGGCGGCAGTCGGGGCAGCCATTGCCACAGCCGCGGCCTGGGCTGCAGCGGCGGCGCCCTTCATCGCGATCGGTGCGGCCGTCAGCGGGATCATCCTGATCTTCAACAGCCTGGCCCGGTGGGCCGAGGGCAAGGACAGCGCGATCGGCGAGCTGTTCTACCGGGCCCGCGCTGCCCTGCAGAAGTTCGTGGCCGACCCCGGCATCGGTGATCCGTGGTTCGTCAAGGTGCTGCGCGAGGGCGCGCGCCTGGCGCTGGCCATGGCCGACAAGATCGACGAGCTGATCTTCAAGCTGCGGCACCTGGGCGAGGCCTTCGAGAAGACCAGCGCAACGACGTGGTGGGGCAAGGTGATGCAGCTGAACCCCGTCGGTGTGGCCTACCGCACCGCCCGCATCGGCAAGGAGCTGGCCAACGTCCAGGGCTACCAGGGCATGGACGAGCGCAACAAGTACAACCCCAGCTTGTCGTACATGCAGGGCACGGGCGTGAACTACAACAGCCCGACGCTGGGGGCGCAGGCCCTGCCAGCCCCCGGCACCAGCCGCACCATGGTCCAGCAGACTATTCAGGTGACGCAGCAGCCGGGCGAGGACGGCGAGCGCTTCGCCCAGCGCGTGGCGTCGATCTGCGACGAGCGGATCGCCACCTGCAACGAGGAAGCTGCCGCGTCACTGCCGGCGGTGGAGTAGCCCATGGCCAGCGCACTGCAGCCGTCGCCCGATCTGATCAGCAGCCCGCTGCGGCTGTACTTGCCACCCGCGGGCAGCGATCCGGTGGTGGTGGTGTGCATCCGCGAAAGCCACGCGCGGCCCGTCACGTTCACCAAGCACCCTGTGGAGCAGGGCAGCCCGATCACCGACCACGCGCGCCCCGAGCCCGCCCAGGTGTCGCTCGACTGCATGGCCAGCCGCACCCCGGTGGGCCAGGGCTACACCGACGCTGACGCCCTGTGGCAGCAGCTGAACGACCTGCAGGACAGCCCTGCGCTGATCGACGCCGAGACGATCGGGGGCTTCTACGTCAACATGGGCGTGGCCAACGTCACCCGCGCCATCGACGTGAAGACCGCCAACGCTGTGGCCTTCACCCTGACGATCGAGGCTATCCGCCAGGTGCGCAACAAGTTGACGCGCACCGTCCGCACCCGCGACCCCAAGGGGCAGCAGGTGAAAAAGGCGGGGCAGGGCAGCACCACGCCCGTGGAAAAGGACGTGGATCCGCTGCGCCGGATCCTGCCCAAGTCGCTGGGAGGCACCTAGCCCATGTCGGTGATCATCAACCTGCCCGCACCTGCTACCCCGCCGCTGCCCGCCATCGACGTGTCGGAAACGCTCGACGGCGTGCAGTGCGTGCTGCACCTGCAGTGGGACGAGTCGGCCAGCTGCTGGTACATGCGCGTCCTGGGCGAGGACGCCGCGCTGCCGGCGCTGATGGGTGACGTGCGGCTCGTGGCCGACTGGCCGCTGTACCTGTCGCGCATCCAGTCGCTGCGCACGCCCCCGGGCGTGTTCATGGTGCAGGACACCAGCGGGCAGGGGTTGGACCCGGGCCTGGGCGACCTAGGGGCCGGTGCACGCTGTCAGCTGGTGTACATGCCCGCCGCCGAGGCCGCGGCGCTGGGGCTGACGTAGTGGCTGGCGATCCGCGGGACGGCAGCCTGCTGTTCGGCCGCGTGGCCAAGCTGACGATCGCCAAACCGTCGGGCAGCTTCAGCGACACCGACCCCGAGGCGAACACCCTGGTGATCGGCGGGGGCAACGACGCGGGCACCCCGGGCCTGCGCATCGTCGCCAAGATCAGCAAGTCGAACCAGAAGGAACCCAACACGGGCGAGATCACGATCTACAACCTGGCGCCCACTACCCGAAGCCAGCTGCAGCAGAAGGGGTTGCGCGTGCTTGTCGAGGCGGGCTACCAGGCAGCAGGGCTGGCCCGCATCTTCCTGGGCGACAGCCGCACCACCGACCACAAGCGCGATGGCGCCGACTTGATCACGCTGATCAAGTGCGGTGACGGCGAGCGGGCCCTGCGCTACGCCAGGGCGTCGGCGTCGTTCGCAGCAGGCGCCACGGTGGCCCAGGTGGTCCAGCATTGCGCCGACGCCATGGGGCTGGGCCTGGGCAACGTGGGCGTTCAGCTGCCCAACCTGCAGCGCGTGCTGTTCCACGGGTGGACGGCGCACGGCGCCGCGGCCAGCGAACTTGAGCGGGTGCTGCGCGCAGTGGGCTACAGGTACAGCGTGCAGGACGGGCAGGTGCAGATTCTGGCCCCCGGGCAGTCGCTGCCCACGGGCGTGCCCTTGCTATCGCCGCAGACTGGCTTGATCGGCAGCCCCGAGATGGGCAGCCCTGAGAAGGCGGGCAAGCCCACGGCGCTCAAGTTCCGCAGCCTGCTGCGCACCGACGTGCGCCCCGGGGGGCGGGTGCACCTGCGCAGCGAGCGCTACAACGCCATCTTTTCGCTGCGAAAGGTGGTGCACACGATCGACACCATGGGGGGCGACTGGTACACCGATTTTGAGGCGGTGCAGGATCCCACCGCGACGGTGACGTGATGGCCGACGACGTGCTTGCCGACGACAACGAATCGACCCGTGGCGTCACCACGCCCGAGTTGCTGCAGCGCGCAGCCCGCGCGATCATTGCCGAGGCCGTGCGCAGCATGGTCCCGGGCCGCGTGGTGCGCGCCGAGGTGAACGCCAACGGCCAGCTCGTGGTCGATGTGCTGCCCCTGGTGAACGACTTCCACCGCGACGAGACGGGGGCCCTTGTGGTGGCGCCGCTGCCGGTGATCGCCAGCGTGCCCGTGGTGTTCCTGTCGGCGGGGGGCTTCACCTTTACGGTGCCCGTGCAGGCGGGCAAGGCCAGCGGCACCACCGGCGCCCTGTTCTTCAGCCAGCTGTCGCTCGACAGGTGGCTGGCCAGCAGCAGCGGCGCCCAGGTGGACCCCGAGCTGTACAGCCGCTTCAACCTGGCCGACGCCATTTTCGTGCCTGGGCTGCAGCCCTTCGGCCTGGCTGGTGGCCCCAACCCGCCCACCGACCACGCCACCGCCGGCAGCGTGGCGGGCAAGCGGATCCACTTCCGCGACAACACCATCACGATCGGCGACGAGGGCGGCGCCAAGCTGCTGGTGCTGGACGGCGACGCATGCTCCGCGAAGTCGGCGCTGGCCACCTGGGCGCAGCAGGTGGAAGCCGGCATTACGGGCGGCGGGGGCACGCCACCATCACCCACGTTTGCCGCAGTGGCAGGGCTGGCTGGTGGCTTGGCCACCGTGGCCAGCAGCGCCACGCAGGCCAAGGGGCACTGAGCGCAACGCCTGGGCCGTGATAGGCTGGGCGCCAGCCATGCCCGTGCGCGACATCCTGCTTGACGACAACGGCGAGCGCCTGCTTGTGAATGGCGACTACGGCCGCGCCGACGGGGAGCAGGCCATCAAGCAGGGCATCGAGTGCAACGTCAAGCTGTACAAGGGCGACTGTTGGCTCGACGAGGACGCGGGCGTCGACTACCTGGGCCGCGTGCTGGTGGCCCACCCCAGCCCGGTGGTGGTGAAGGCCGAGATTGCCAGGGCCATCGCAGCCACCCCCGACGTGACCAACGTGGTGGCCGTGGCCTACACCACCGACCCGCAGACCCGCGCAGCGTCGGTTGCATACGATGCACGTAGTACCCTGGGCAACGTCGAAGGCACGGTGACACCATGAGCGGCCCCTACGGCATCACCCCGGCCGGGTTTGTCGGCAAGCCTGCCACGCAATCGCGCGCCGACTTTGAGGCGGGCTTCAAGCGCATCTACGGCGACAGCGTGGGCAGCGAGGCCGATGGGTCGATCCCGGTGTCCACGTCGCTGGGCCAGGAAGTGGCGTTGCTGACGGACGCCGAGTCAGGGTGCTGGCAGGTGCTGGCAGCCATCTACGCGGCCATGGACCCCGATCAGGCCGTCACCCCGCAGCTGCAGATCCTGGCGGCGCTGACGGGCACGCGGCAGGAAGGGGCGCAGGCCAGCAGCCTGATCGAAACCTGCATGGGTGACGCGGGCACCGTGCTGCCGGCGGGGCGGGTGGTGGCAGTAGCCCCCACGGGCACGCGGTTTGCGTCGCTCGAGGCCGCCACGCTGGCGCTGGTGTCGGACACGTGGGTGGCGCTGACGGCATACGCCTTGGACGCCCTGATCATTGCCGACGGCAAGGTATGGCAGGTGTTGACGGCTGGCGTGTCGGACAGCGTGGGCAGCGGGCCCGCGGGCGTCGTGGGCGCCGTGGTGACGGACGGCACGGTCACCTGGCGTGCAATGTGCGCCAGCACCGTGGCTGTGGCCCTGGTGCCCTTCCAGGCGCAGGCCACCGGCGCCCTGGCCGCTTCGGCTGGCACCCTGACGCAGATCGCCACCCCGGTGGCCGGCTGGACCAGCGCGTACAACCTGCACGCAGCCGACTTGGGCAGCGCGATCGAAAGCGAGCCGGCGCTGCGCGCCAAGCGCGTGCAGCAGCTGCAGGGGTCCGGTGGTGGGGCCGCCGACGCAATCCGCGCTGCGATCCTGGCGATCCCCGAGGTCGAGAACTGCGTGGTGTTCGTCAACGACACCGATGTGGTGGACGCCGACGGCGTGCCTGCGCACGGCGTCGAGGTGTTGATCCAGGCGCCCAGCGTCACGCCCACCACCGACGCCGAGCTGGCGCTGGCCGTGTGGCGCGCCACTGGTGGCGGCATCGACACAGGCGGCAGCACCACCGAGACGATCACCGACGCCAGCGGCAACCCCCAGGTGGTGAAGTTTTCACGGCCCACCCCGGTGCCCATCTACGCGGCGCTGACCGTGCTGTACGACGCCAGCGCATGGCCTGGTGGTGCGTCGGCGGTGCAGGCCACGGCCAAGTCGGCCATTGGCACCCTGGTGGCGGGCTACGCGATCGGCCTCGACGTGCGCGCCGCGGCCCTGGCTGCTGCCGTGCTCGAGGGGCCGCAGGAAGTCGACAGCGCGGGCGTAGCCGTCATCCCTGCCAGCGCGGGCGCCACCGCGGCCCAGGGCCTGCTGGGCGTGGCCAACGGCGCCGGCACCGATGGGACGCTGCCGTACATCGGCACCGCTCCTGCCCCTGCCACCAGCACCAAGATCACGATCACCAGCCGGCAGCTGGCCACCGTGGACCCCGCGAACATCAGCGTGACCGCGACGGCGGCCACCCCGTAGCCCATGGCCCTGACGCTGCCAGCCGATTGGCGCCTGCGACTGCTGGACCGGATCTACCAGCAGTTCAAGGGCACCCTGTGGGCGCCCAACCTGGCCGACATGCTGGGGGCGGGGGCCAACGAGCTGCAGGCCGCAGGCGTGGCCATGCTGTCGCTGTGGTCGATCGACACGATCACCGACGACGACACGTCCCCCGCCTACGGCATCGGCCGCGGGGTGCAGCTGGACCGGATTGGGCGCCTGGTGGGGCAGGCCAGGGCAGGCGCCGACGACGAGCATTTCCGGTACTACCTGCGGGCCCGCATTGCGGCCAACCGCAGCCGCGGCACCGTCGACGATCTGATCCGCGTGTTCCAGGCCATGCTGGGCGCCACCGAGTTGCCGTTGTACGTGCCCGGTGGCAACGCCAGCATGATTGTGCAGCTGCTGACGCCGATCACCGACGCCGTAGCCGAGATCGCGCGGCAGTTCCTGGGCGCCGCCAAGCTGGCAGGGGTGCGCGCCTTGCTGGTGTCACAGGCGTACCCGTCGCCCAGCATGTTCTACTTCGCCCGGGCCTGCTACCTGGGGGGCGCCGTGTCGATCGGCGACACAGCCATCGACGTGGTGGACGCCAGCGCCTTCCCTGCGACGGGCACGGTGGTGCTCGAGGCGGGCACCGCGGTGGCCGAGACGGTGGTGTACACGGGGCGCAGTGACACGCAGCTGTACCTGTCGGGCGGTGGCACCGCCAACGCGCACGACGTGGGGGGCGCTGTCACCCTGGTGGGCAGCACCGGCAAGGGCTTCCCCAGGGCCACCTACGTGGCCAGCGGCTGCAGCCCAGGCGATCCCAGCTTCGACGTGGTGAGCAGTACCGGCTTCGCCGCGGACGACGTGGTGGTGCTCGACCAGGGGCTGGCCACCGAAGAAACCACCACCATCACCAGCACGGCCGTGGGCCAGCTGTTCGTGGCGCCGGACCTGACGCAAGCGCACGCCGTGGGGGCCACGGTGGCGATCGTCGGCAGCGGTGGCGCCCTGGCCCGCGCACACCAGGCATAGGAGCCCGCACCATGGCAACGCGCCCCACCCTGCTTCCCCGCTGGGCCGAGACGGCAGGCGGCACCCCCGACAGCAACATCGCGGAGCCCACGTCGGCATTGAAGGATGCCGGCTGGCAGGACGAGACGATGCCCCCGTCGGGCGTGTTCAACTGGCTGCTGTGGCTGTCCTACAAGTGGCTGGCCTACCTCGACAGCAACAGCGGCGCCGCGGTGTTCGGCTTCGGTACCGACGGCGCCTTGAACTTCGACGGCGTGTCAACGGTGGCGGGGCTTGTGCCGTCAGGCAGCGTCTACACCATGAACCGCCACCTGTTCCCCACTGACATGACGGTGGCGAACGGGGTCACGGTGGTGGCCTACGGCTTCGGCATTTGGGGAACCGGCACGTTGACGCTGACGGGTACCGCCAAGATCGACGCCAGCGGCGGCGACGCCAGCAGCCGGATCGGCGCCGCTGCCGGTACCTCGGGCATTTGGGCAGGCGGCGCTGGCAGCAACGGGGGCACCGCGGCCACCAATGGCAGCAACGCCACGCTGTCAAACATGCTGGGCGGCGCCGGTGGCGTCGGCGGCACCAGCGACGATGCCCACACGGGCGGCACCGTGTCGGGCGAGACGGCACCGGCTGCGGCCAGCGGCAACATCCGTCAGCCCGAGTCGTTCCGGACGGGCATGCTGTTCGGCGCAGCTGGTGCCCTGGCGCCTGCAGGCGGCGGCGGCGGATCCGGTGGTGGCGGTGGTGGCGGTGGCACGCAGGGCGGTGGCGGTGGCGCCGGTGGCAGCGTGCTGCCGATCCTGTTCCGCACGATCAACCTGTCGGCCTCGTGTTCCGTCCAGGCCAAGGGCGGCGCAGGGGCCAACGGCCAGACGGGTGGCGGCTTCGCGGCGGGTGGTGGCGGTGGCGGTGGCGGTGGGGCGGTGCTGCTGGGCTACCGCGCTTCGACTGGCACGGCGCCTGCCGGCCGGGTCAGCGTGGCGGGCGGGGCAGGTGGCACTGGCAATGCGACGGGTGCGACGGGTAGCAGCGGGCTGGCGCTGATCGAGGAGATCTAGAACTCGCAGGACCATCCGTCGCCGCAGTCGCGGCAGTTCTCGACGGCGCCCGTCACCATGTTGTGGGTGCGCGCGAACTGGCAGCAGTGGCCAAGCAGGCAGGCGCTGGCGTAGTCGAAAGACTCGAAGCTGCAGGCAACCGGCGCAGCGCAGGCGTCAGCGCCGGCACAGGCCGCCCCTGGGGCCTGCTGGTCGCTGGGGCCGTCGCCCAGCGGTTGATAGCAGAACAGGCCATAGCGCCCAACGTCGGGCCGGCTGGGGCGTGCCATGTCGGTGGCGCCACCGTCAGCTGGGGGTGGCATGGGCAGCGGGTCGCAGGCGAGCAGCAGCAAGGCGAGGGTGGGCAGGGTGCGCATGGTGGGCTCCTTGGCTGCGAAGCCTGGGGCTGCTGGTGCCGCATTGCAATCGTGGACACCTGTTTAGGTGTACCATCCTGGGCATGCACGTTGATCACGATGGTTGGCTGCAGGTAGACGCCCCCTCGGACCCCAAGGTGCTGCACGTGCCCGCCCACCGGGCCCGCATGGGCGACACCTACGACACGCCAGGGGGCTGGCCGCTGGCCCCCGTGTGGCACACCACCGACATGCTGGCGCCCGCCGAGGCCCTGGCCCGCCGGTGGCAGTCGCCCGATCGGCAGGCCTCGGCCCACGTGATCGTCGGGCGCAACGGCATGATCTACCAGTGCGTTCCCCTGCGCCGCGTGGCCTTCCACACCAGGGGCCCGGGCAAGGTGGCGGGGCAGCAGGTGGCCCACGTCAACCACGCGGCGGCTGGCATCGAGCTGGACAACATCGGCGGCCTGCGGCGCATCATCGACGGCAACGGCAACGCGGGCTTCTACGCCTGGCCGTACTACCGGCCCGACGTGCAGGGCCACGCGGACGAGTCGCTGGGGCCCGATCCCAGCGTGCGGCTGCCCCCGGCCCGGGCCCTGTCGGTGCAGCTGGTGGAAGGGCGCTACTGCGACGCCTTCAGCGCGCCCCAGCTGGTGGCGGCCGTGGCGGCCCTGCGGGCCATGCGGCAGGCGTTCGCCTGGCGGCAGGAGCACTGCGGCATGGGGCACGTGGACTACGAGCCCGCCCGCAAGTCGGACCCCTGGCCGCTGTGGCGGGCCCGGCATCAGGCCGACGTGGTGGCCCAGGCGTTCGCGTGAAGCGCACCCCTTGGAAGTGGGACGCCGACCCGTACAGCCCCACCTTCGGCGAGGTGGTACTGTGGCTGTACGCCGACGGCACCATCCGGCCCTGACGCGGGCGCCCCTGCGGCCCCGGTAGGTTGACCGCCCCCGCATGGGGGGAGCACTATCTGGTTCATGCGCATCCTCGGATCGGTCGCCACCGCAGCCACCACCCGCGTGCCCGTGTATGACAAGACCTACAACGAGCCCACCAGCGGGGCGCAGCGGTCGATCAAGTCGGCCAGCGCCAACGACGCAGCGGCAGGCAGCGGGGCGCGCACCGTCAAGATCACCTACTACGCGCTGTCGTCGGCGGGGGTGATCACCGGGCCGTTCACCGAGACGCTGACGCTGAACGGCGTCACCGCGGTCCCGACGGTGGCCACCAACATCGCCCTGATCGAGCGCATCGACGTGCTGACGGCGGGCAGCGGCGGGGTGGCGGCAGGGGATATCAGCCTGTACACCGCGGCCGACGGCACCGGCACTGTGATCGCGATCCTGGCCGCGGGCGGGGTGCGCACCTACCTGGGCCACCACTACGTGCCCACGGGCGGCCAGTGCGTGGTGCACGATCTGACGGCCACCGGGGGCGACACCGGGGTGGCCCTCGTCGAGCTGGCCAGCAAGCAGTACGCGGCCACTGCCCAGGTGGAGCAACCCGTCGAAGGCCTCGACGGCGTGACATCGGCGGTCCCCCGTTCGATCGCCTTCGGTGGCAGCAGCCTGCGCGTGATCGGGCCCTGCCGCGTGCGCGCGCTGGTGACGCCCACGGTGGCCGCACAGACCACCCGCGTGTCGTTCGGGTACCGCGACGAGATCGTGCGCTAGGGCCCGCCCCCTCCATGCCCATCGTTGCCCATGTCGAGGTCCAGCTGCTGGCGGGTGACGTGCTGCCAGCCCCTGCGATCATCGTCGTCACCTTTACCGACGCCGACACTGGCGCGCTGGTCAACTGCGCGAACGCCGACCTGCGCCGGCTGAACCCTGTCGGCGACTACGGTTCGCTCGCCCTGCTGGGCGTGTCGACTGGCACCTACCACGCGGGCAGCCTGGCCGATCCGGTGACGCACGCGATCCGGGGCAGTTGGCTGTACGAGGCGCGCAGCACCGTACTCGGCGACCTGTGCGAGCCCGCGCAGGTGCCGCTCGAGATCGTGGCCGACGCCTTCCCCCCGATCACCGTGCCCGGGCCTGTCGGCGGGGACACCCACCCCCAGCAGGACGTGCCCGTCCAGATCACGCAGCCGATCCTCGACGCGGGCATCCCGCTGCAGGTGCCGCTTCTGTTCCAGCCCACTGGCGCCAACGCCGCAATCGCAGGTGGTGGCGATGTGTCCAATCTCGTCACCTGGGACGGCGTGCACTTCTACGTGACGCTGGCCCTCAGCGATGGCGTCAACCCGTCGCCTTTTGTTGCGGGCGATGTGGTGATCATCAGGGCGGTGCAATGAACCAGACCATAGTCCGTGCGCTGCTGGCTGCCCTGGTGCTGCTGGCGGTGGTGCCCCGCGCTGCAGGCCAGCCCAGGCCGCCGATCCAGTTCATTGCCAACGAGGGCAGCGTGCTGTCCCCGGGCCAGCCGACGATCAACTTCGTCGGATCGGGTGTGAACGCCACCGTCGACGAGCCGAACAAGCGCGTCAACGTCACGATCACGGGGGGCGGGGGCGGGGGCCTCGACGGCCTGACGTGCACTGCCCCGGTGTCGTGTGGCCCCAGCCTCACCGACGTAACGATCGCGCACGCAGCCAGCGGCATCAGCGCGGCCACCTACGGCAGCGCCTCGAGCGTCCCGGTGTGCGCCTACAACAGCACCGGCCACGCCACCAGCTGCACCAGCACGTCCATCGCCATCGCGGCCTCCCAGGTGACAAGCGGCACGCTGCCGGTGGCCAGGGGTGGCACCAACGCCACCAGCGGGGGCAGCCTGGGGTCGGTGGCCTGCTGGGGCAGCGGCAACGCCTACGCCTTCACCGCGGGGCCCAGCAGCACGCACGACCTGCTGCATGGCAACCCCAGCGGCACGGGCGTGGCCACCTGGGGCCCGGTTGCGCTGGCCACCGAGGTGTCGGGCACGCTGCCGTATGCCAACCTGCCAGGGCCGATCAATTACCGGCCCTATTTCGACATCCGGGACTTCGGCGCGCTCGCCAATGCCGACATTGCCCCGGCAGTGCAGGCTGCATTCGACGCTGCGTGTGACGCAGGGGGTGGGTTCGTGGTGGTGCCGTCCAGGGACAAGGACGGCGCCGAAGTCATCTGGCTGTGGCAGTCGGCGGTAGTGGTCAACTGCCAGCCGGGCGGGATCGGCCCCCCCACGCAGCTGGGCCTGGTGGGGCCAGGCGCGATCCTGGTGTCGGCGCAGCCGGGCAGCCCCTACACGGTGCTGACCGTCCAGCAGGTGCTGCAAACGCGCGATTTGCGCTGGTACGGCTCGATCGACACCGCGCACCCGTCGACGGGGATGAACCCAATCTCAGCCTTGATCCGCGACGTGGGCGGCATCAACTCCTCTGACAACCAGTACAACGGCCTGAAGCTCGATCGGCCTGTGGGCACGTATGCCCTGCAGCCCGAGAACGCGGTGCTGGTGTCGACGGCCATCCGTTCTGAGCGCGACCAGTTCAGCGCCATTGCTGGATCACAGCAAAGCGTGATCCGCGCAGCCGATTGGATTGAGTTGGTGGTGCGCGACTTCTGGATCAGGGACTTCTACATTTACAACGGCGTGACGATGAGCCCCACCGACGGTGGGGAATACCCGTATGCGTCGATCGTGGCCATCCGGCCTGCGGCTGGTTCTGAGCAGAACCATTTCGCTGCGCAGTCGGTGATCATCGAAAACGGGCGCATTGACGAGGGGTCGGGCGGCCTGGGCGAGCAGGTAATCGTTTGGCGCGGCTTCGGGGAGACGACCGAGAAGGCGCAGTTCGTCACAATCCGCAACGTCAGCAGCATGGTGCCGCCCACGTCGGGCAGCGCGGCTATCCGCATCGACGGCGTGCACAAGGCCTCGATCGAAGACTGGTTCGTGTTCGCGGGCAGCGGTGGGGGCATCGCCCTGTACGCCGACACGGTAGACGAGCTGACGATCCGCCGGACGTTCACGTGCACGGCGTGCAACCCGGCGTGGCCCGCCAACGACAAGGTGCTCATCACGAGCGGCGTTGGCCTGGTGCGCGCCGAGGACAGCCACCTCAACCTCAGCACCAACAACGGCGCCTTGCAGACTGTGATCAGCAAGGCGGGGGTGCCGATCAACCCGCTGGCCTACACCACGCTGGGCAGGCCCAGCGCCAGCGCCACGCGGCCCGGCGCGGTGATCTGGAATAGCACCACCAGCAGGCTGAACGCTTCGGACGGCAGCAGCACGTGGGGTGACATTCCATTCGGGGTGATCGGCACTGACATTCAGCCGTACAACGCATTCCTCGCAGCCGCGGCGGGCCTGGGCACCAACGGCCTGGTGGCCCGCACCAGCAGCAGCACGGCAGCAGCCCGCAGCGTGGCCTGCGGCTCGAGCACCTGCAGCGTGGCCAACGCGGACGGCGCAGCGGGCAACCCCACGGTGACGGTGGCCGCGACCACGATCAACGGCACCCCCTGCACCCCAGGCGGCAGCTGCAGCCCCACTGCGACAGCCACCAACGCGCTCACGCTGGGGACCGGGCTCACCGGCAGCAGCTACAACGGCAGCACCCCGGTGACGGCCACCGTCAGCTATGGCACCAGCAGCACCACCGCATGTCGTGGCGATGATGTGCGGCTGCTGCCCACCCCCACGGGTGCGGGTAAGATCTGCTACGACACCGGCGCCGCCTACAGCTGCATCGCGGCGGGCAGCAGCGGCCAGTGTCTCAAGTCGGGCGGCGCAGGCGCACCTACCTGGGGCAGCTGCAGCGCGGGCGGCAGCGACGCCACCTCGATCCAGGGCGTGGCCGTCAGCGCATCGGCGCCGAGCGACACCAACGTGCTCTGCTACAGCAGCGGCGCGAACCAGTGGCAGCCCTGCGCCAGTGCAGTGCCCACCCCGGGCAGCGCCGGCAACCTGCAGGTGTCCAATGGCAGCGCGTGGGTCAGCGTGGCCATGTCGGGCGACGCCACGATCGCGGGCAGCGGGGCGCTCACCTTGGCCGCGAGTGGCGTCAGCGCGGCCACCTACGGCAGCGCCACGCAGGTGCCCGTGTGCGCTGTCGACGCCAAGGGCCGCGCCACCAGCTGCACCAACACCTCGATCGCCATCGCGGCCAGCCAGGTGACCAGCGGCCAGCTGGCTGCGGCCCGCGGTGGCACGGGCCTCGACACCAGCGCCAGCACGGGCGTGCCCCGGGTGTCGGCGGGGGTGTGGTCGATCTTGGCCGCGCTGACTGCTGCGCTGGGCGGCACCGGGATCGACACGTCGGGCAGCACGGGCGTTCCCTCAATCAGCGCAGGCACGTGGTCGGTGGCCGCCAGGCTGTCGGCTGCGCTGGGCGGCACGGGCCTCGACACCAGCGGCAGCACAGGCGTGGCCACTGCATCGGCTGGCGTGTGGTCCTTCCTGTCGCAACTGTCGGTTGCCCTGGGCGGCACAGGGCGCGCCACGCTGACCGATCACGGGGTGCTGGTGGGCGCAGGCACCGCTGCGATCACGCAGCTTGCCGCGGCTGCAGCCGGCACCGTGCTGGTGGGCCAGGGCGCCGCCAGCGACCCGGCATTCACTGCGACCCCCACCTTTGGCGTGGCGGGCACCACGCTGGGCAGCGTGGCCCTGGCGGGCAACACCAGCGGCGCCGTCACGATCAAGCCGCAGGCGGCAGCCGGCACCTACAATTTCAACCTGCCCACCAGCGCCGGCAGCAGCGGGCAGCCCCTGCTGTCGGGTGGTGGCGTGGCCAGCCCGCAGACATACGGCACGCTGGGCCCCACCTACGGCGGCACAGGGCAGGATCTGAGCGCCTGCACGGGCGTCCCCACCTTTGCCAGCGGCACCGCGGCCTGCAGCAGCCTGGTGCCCATTGCGCGCGGTGGCACCAACGCCAGCGCGGTGGGCAGCGCCGGCTCGATCCCCTACTCGTCGGGCGGCACCAGTTACGGGTTCAGCAACGCCTATACCAGCGGGTATGTGTGGACCTCGGGTGGCACCGGGGCACCTGTGGCGGTGCAGTCGGTGCCCGTTGCCAATGGTGGAACAGGCCTCACGACGCTGACCGCTCATGCACTGTATGCAGGCAACGGCACCGGCGCGCCTGCTGCGATCGGGCCTGACGCCAGCACCACCAAGGCGCTATTCGCAGCAGGGGCTGCGGCTGATCCTGCGTTCCGCGCCCTCGCAGTCGGTGACCTGCCAGCAGTCAGCTTCCCGCAGTTCGTCGAGTTCACTGCAGCCGTCTGCCAGAACGCCACCGCGTCGCTGGCGTTCAGCACGCCCACCAGCAACGCCGCGGCTGCCATCTGCATCACCGGGACGAACACGCAGCTGGGCGCGGCGCAGTTCAGTGCCACCGGCCAGTCGGTGCAAGGGCGGTTCATGCTGCCGGACGATTGGGCGACGGGCAGCGGCAACGACCTGGTCTTCCGTTGGCGGGATGTTGGCACCACCGGAAACACCGTGTGGAAGCTCGAGACAAAGTGCGCCAGCGACTCAGGGGCCGTCGTGCCTGACAGCTGGAACACCGGGCAGACGGTCAGCACCGCAGCCCAGGGCACCACCCTGTTCACGAACACGGCCACCATCAGCACGATCACCACCACCGGCTGCAGCGCAGGCAATCTGATGTTGTGGCGGGTGTCGCTCGATTCGTCGTCGACAAGCACGGGCAACCACGATTTGTTTTCGGTGCGGTTCAAGGTGAAGCGCACTGTGACCCTGCAGTAACCAGCCACCCAAGGAGCCCACCATGCGCAGCCTGTTTCCCCGCCTTGCCCTCGTCGCCCTGCTGCTGGCCCCGGTGATCGCGTATGCGGCCACCACCCGCACGTTCCAGAACGTGCTGATCGGGACCGGCACCTACTTCACGCCCGACGTGAACGTGCCGAAGGGCAGCGTGTACGCCGATGTCTACCTGACCCGCACCAACTGGCCGGCACAGGGGGTCACGCTGTCGATCGAGTTTACCTACGACGGCGTGTCCTATGTGACGGTGGCGGGCCCCTACGGCATCCCGCAGGGCGGCATCAACCCCAAGACCGGCACCGTCGATCCGGCCAGCTTCGGGTTCGGATGGGTGCGCAACCCGCAGCCCAAGGGCGCCCGGATCAAGGCCATCAACCCCGGCGGTAACTTCCGCACCGACATCACCGTCAACACCAAGTAGCCCCCCGCCATGCTGCGCCGCCTGCTCGCTGCCACCCGCCTGGCCGTTGCGCTTGCGCTGCTGCTCGTCGGCGCGCAGGCGCGCGCAGCCTACAAAACCGCATACACCAACAACACCCCGGCAGCTACCTGCACAGTCACCTTCGCGGCTGCCCCAGCTGCCGGTGACATCATCATTGCGTGGGCGATCACAGACACTGCCGCGGCGGGTGATCTGGACTCCACGCCGAGCGGCTACACCAACGACTTCCGGGCGCAGTCGACAAACGACAATGCGACCATGTTGGTGGTGCACAAAAAGGCTGCTGGGGGTGAAGCCTCGATCTCGTTCACTTCCTCGTCGGGCAACCTGTCGATCTGCGGCGCGTCCTTCCACGATGGCATTGACGGCACTGTGCCGCTGGACGTGGCGGTGCAGACATTTGCCAGCTCGACTGCTGCCACGACAATGGACATATCGATCACCCCTGTGAGCAACGGGGTGGAGCTGGTGTACGTAGCTGGCATCGACAACGGCAATAGCGATTACAGCTTCGCGTTTTCGACAACTGCCGGCACCACCGGTTCCTGGACCACGCAAGTGGACCAGAACAACGGGTTTTATAACATCGCCATGGGCGACGCCACGCAGACCACAGCGGGGGCGCTTACTGCGCGGTGCACGTCGACCAGTGGCGGCAGGCTGGGCATTGTGTTTGCCCTGCGCCCTGCAGCCACCTTCACGCTGACGCAAGATGCCTTTGAATGGGGCGTGGACGACGGCAGCGAGTCGACGCACACCTGGGCAGCTGCAGAGAACACCGACCTGACGGCTGCGGCAGGGCGCCTGCTACTGCGGCCACAGATCGACGCAGTGGGCGACCCACCCGCCATTGCGTTCACCCTGTACGCGCAGAAGAACGGCGCAGGGGGATACGCAGCCGTGCCAGTGGGCGCGACCACGTCGTACCCGCTGCCCACGTGGCAGAGCGCAGGCACGCCAGCGTCAGGCACTGGTTCGGTAACTGCGGGCATGCCCTCGTCGTTTTCCGCAGGCGACCTGCTGGTGATGATTGTCGAGACGGCGAACCAGGCCGTGGCGTCGCCCCCGTCGGGGTGGACGCAGGTGTCGGCGTCACCGCAGGGCACCGGCACTGCTGCGGGCACGTCGGCGACGCGGCTCACGGTCTACGCCAAGATCGCAGCCGGCAGTGAGACGGGGATCAACATCGGCGACGCAGGCGATCACACGCTGGTCAACACCTTTGCCATCAGGGGCACGCACCAGACCCTGGGAACGGCGCTGAACGTCGTGGCTGGCGATGTGGCTGCAGCTGCCTCCACGTCGGTGACGTTCCCGGGTGGCAGCACCACGGCGGACAACGCGCTGATCGTGCAGATCGTCAGCAACGCCACCGACAGCGCCACCCCGCAGGGTTCGGCCTGGGCGAACGCGGGCCTGGGCAGCGTGACGGAACGCCTGGACTTCGGCACCGCCAGCGGCAACGGCGGCGGGCTGTCGGTGGTGTCGGGCACCCTGGCCAGCCAGGGCGCGATCGGCAGCACCACCGGCACCCTGGCCACCAGCAGCGTGCAGGGCCGGATCACCTTGGCCATCATCCCACCCACCACGGTGGTGAATCAGTGCTACGTGGCGCTGTCGCCGAACATCCCGGCTGGGGGCGAAGCCACCACGGCCAGGCTGACGCCCCCAGGTGGCAAGACCACCAGCGACTTCACGGCAGGGCTCAGGTGGGACGACGAAAACGGCACCGACACGATCGATATTGCGGCGAACTTCTACACCGAGCTGGAATGGTCGGTGCAACTGGCTGCCAGCCTGTCCGCTGGGGATTACTACGACTTCCGGGTGTACAAGGGGGCCACCCCGATGGATAGTTACACCTACACACCGCGGTGGACGATCGCAGCCAGCGGGGCAACCCCCGCGATCATCAACAGCCCGATCATCACCGACACCCGACGGAGGCACCATGGAGAACAACCCAGGCATCAAGACCAGCGAAGGGATCACGGTAGTGTTCACCGTGCTGGCGCCGCTCGTCGCGGCGCTGGCCAAGCTCGAGGGCTGGCCGCTGGTGGCTGCCCTGGGCGTGGCGGCGCTGGTGGCGAGCGTGTACATCGCGGCCCGCACCTGGCTGAAGGGCAAGGGCGTGGCTGCAGCCCTGGTGCTGGCCCTGGTGCTGGCGCCCACGCTGGCGCGCGCCGACGCCTTGCCGCGCCAGGCGCTGCCCGTGCCGCAGTTGCACCTGGCGCTGGCCGATGGGCCCGCGGTGGCGGCGGACACCAAGGCGCAGCCGTCAGCCCCAACCGCGACGGCTGACGAACCGCCAGCGGCCACCCCGGCGCCTGCGGCCCCGACTGCGCTTGAGGCCGCGGCCAAGGTGGCGGCCTGCACGATCGCAGGCATCCCCGACGCAGTGGGCAAGTGCATTGCCAACCCCGGCAACCCCGCCCCCCTCGACAGCCGCTCCTTCTGGATGTCATTCGGCACAGGCATGGGCACCTCGGTGCTGGTGCCCGTGGTGACGCTGCTGCTGACGCACTACTGGCCCGCCACCAACGACAGCAAGCAGTAGGCGGTGACCATGATCCTCCCTGCTTGGCTCGCTGGCGTCCTGACCACTGCCCTGGTGGGCGTGCTGGTGACGGTGATCAGCTGGGCGATCAAGTCCGACAGGGCGCGCGCAGTCGAAAGCGTGCAAGTGCAGATGGAGATCAAGCAGCTGCGCGACGAGGTGGCCAAGCTGGGGGCACTGCTCGAGCGCCACAGCCCGCAGGCGGTGCAGACCGAGATCGATGCGCTGCAGGCATCGCAGCAGGCGCTGCAGGCCGCCACGCACAAAGCCTGCGCCGACCTGCCGGTGGCTTTCGAAAAGCAGCTGCAGCAAATGCACGAGACCAACGATCGCGCGCTGCGCAACCTGCGGGCCCGCGTCAATTCGCACCACGTGGTCCTGCGGGACATGCAGGTGCGCCTGGCTGCCGCTGGTATCCCCGAAACAGGGCGCACGCAGCGCCTGGCGCAGTCGCTCGACGAGGCCCCCCCCGACGATGGGTAATGCATTGTTCGCCCTGATGTTGGTGTGCGCGGGGCTGGCGCTCGGCGTGCTGCTGGGCGTGTCGGCGGTGGCCCCGCGGCAGCTGGCTGCCCCCGCGGCAGTGGACGGCGGCAGCCCCGACGATGGCCCCCGCAGCGTGATTGCCACCCACCCCCCCGCATACGCAGGCACCCCTGTGGCCGTCGACTACGACGCCAGCGCCGGCTTCCAACCTGGGCGCCCGGTGCTACGCTTGCGGCCATGACCCGCCGCGCCTGGCTGCTGGCCTTGCTGCTGGCTGCCCCTGCAGTTGCCGGGCAGCGGGCACGTGGCCGCCAAGCGCCCAAGCCCAAGCCCAGGCCCACCAAGCCCCCCCCGCCGCCACCAGAACCCAGGCCGCACGTGCCAGGGCGGGACGACGTGCTGACGGTGCCCGGTGGGCCGCAGGCCATGAGGTGACGCCATGCCCATTGATCCCGGCACCCCCACCGACCCACCGCCCCCCCGCACCGACCCGCCCCCGCCAACCCTGCTGGCCGCGGCCCGCCTGATCATCGACGATCTGGCGTACTACGATTGCAGCACCAGCGGGCGCACCCCCTGGTCCACCACCGAGGTGGCGGCATGGGACACCGTGCGGGCCCGGCTGAACCAGCTGATCGTCGACCAGACCCCCACCACCTAGCGCGGCAGGGGGTCGGCCTCGCGCGCCACCTGCGCGGCCACCGCCTCACCCGCCTGCGCGCGGATTGCCTCGTATGCAGCCCATGGGGCCTCGTTGAACCCCACCAGGGCGTAGAACTCGCGGCCCACGTCGAAGGCGTCACCGAACAGCCAGGGCACACCTGCCACCAGCACCGCCAGCCCCATGTCGGTGCAGCAGGCCCGCACCGGCGCCCCTGCTGGCGGGCCGCCACCGGGCAGCGCCTGCAGCCCCGGGTGGGCCTGCACGTGGCCGGCAAGGGGCAGGCCGCGGGCCAGGGCGACGATCGCAGCGTAGGCGAACTCGTAGTGGTACCCGGGGCCATCACACGCAGCCACGGCCCGCCACGCTGGCGTTGCGGGGTTGCTCACGGCAGGCCCGCCAGCGCCTGCGCGGCCCGCAGGCTGCCCGCGTTGCGGTACGCCTGCCAGCACCCCAGGGTGGGCGCCCAGCGGAAGCCGCTGGCCTTGAGCTGCCGGCGCACGTCGGGCGTGGGCTTGCCCGGGTAGTACAGGCGCACCCGGTTGTCGGCGGGGCTGTCCTCAAGCCGCGCCAGCGTGCCATCGGTGGCGGTGTCGGGCTGGGCCTTGGCCTGCGTGACGGCCTGCAGGCGCTGCTCGAGCCGGCGGATCTCGGCGCCACTGTTGCGCACCGCGTAGTCGGGGAAGCCCACCCGCCCCATGTAGTCGGGCATCAGCACCACCCTGGCCACTGCGTCGGGGATGCCTGCCGCGTTCAAGGCTGCGCGCTGGGCCTCGTTGCCCGCCCGGGCGTGACGGCGGATGGTGGTGTTCACCAGCAGCATCTGCGCATGGTGGGCCTGTAGCTTGGACAGCTTGGCCTGCAGCACGTCGGGGGCGTCAGGGGCCCCGCTGGCGATCGGCGCCAACTCGGGCTGCAGCTGGCGCCGCAGCTTGGCCATGGTGTGGGCCCGGTGGTCCACCAGCTCGTGCAGGGCTGCGTCCGCGCTGTCGTTGGCGCGCACCTGCCGCCCCACCGGGAAGCGGGCGGGGCCGGTGATCATGGGCGAAAGGCACCGGGCCCTGCGGCCCAAGTACACCAGCAGGCGGCGCCTGCGGCCCGTGCGGTAGGCGGGCCACGCCTCGCTGAACGTGGCCAGCTTGGCGGGGGTGTCGGCCAGCTGCAACAGCGCCGCGAAGTCGGCCAGCATGGTGTCCACGTAGTCGGCCACTTCCTGCCGGCCCCGCACGTCGGGCACGTGGCTGGTTCCGCTGTGGGCCGCGGTAGCCAGCGCCAGCGGCACATCGGCCGCCAGCTCCTGGCGCAGCTGGTCAATGTTGGGTAGGGGGGCGGGCGGCAGGGGGGCGGTGGTCTGTTCCATGGCACTGACCACTAGGGCATTCAGTGCCACATTGCAACTCTGCAGGTCGGGCTACCTGCTGCTGCGGCTGGCGCGGGTGGTGTCGGCGGTGACGCTGTACCGGATGCCCGCAACCTGCACGGGCAGCAGGGCGGTGCCCACGTCGTGCAGCACCCTGGTGCGCCGGTAGCGCGGCAGGGCCCAGCCCACC